CTCCGATTTCTACGGCGTCGCTATTGAGAGCCGTGACGCTGCCGATATCGAGGCGGTAGCGAATGACATCGAGGGGCGGCAGAAGCTGTTCATTGCCGTGACGGCGGATGCCGATGTGTTGGATGCGCAGCTTGATACCGACATTGCCAGCACGTTGCTCGGCAATAATCTTTCCCGAACCGGCCTGCTGTTCAAAATGGATGCCGCAGACGAGTACCCGGAGGCCGCATGGTTTGGAGAGATGCTGCCGCGCGATCCGGGCACCGCGAACTGGGCCTACAAGACGCTGAACGGCCAGACCACGGACAGCTTCACTACTGCCGATAGAGCCGCGTTGCGGGCCAAGCGCTGCAACTATTACGAATCGGCGGCTGGCAACAGCATCACGTTCGGCGGTTACACCAGTGAGCCGGGTATCTATCTGGATATTGTGCGCGGTATCGACTGGCTGCAAACACGCATGCAGGAGGACTACATCGCGGTGCAGACCGCCAACGACCGAATCCCGTATGTGGGCGGTGGCGAGATCATCGAATCCGAGGTGGTGCGCCGGAGACTGGATATTGCCGTGGATCGTGGCGTTATCGCTGACGATTACACCGTGTTTGTGCCACGTTGGCAGGACCAGGACCCGACAGACCGTGCGGCGAGACACTATCCAGGTATAACCTTTGAAGCAACTATCGTGGGCAGTGTCAATACCGTTCAGGTCCGGGGTACTGTCCGCCCGTAACAGAATAGGAGGATTCAGACATGGCTGGTGTATATACATATGCCGCTGACGCCGTGAAAATCATCGTCGGCGGAGTTCCAATGAGCGGCTTGGCGGATGGGACGTTCGTGTCCATCTCGCGAGACGAACAGGCATACAACAAGGTCACGGGCGCGGACGGCACCACCAGCCGCGCCAAGACGGCGAACCGTGCTGGAAGCATCACGTTGACGCTTCAGCAGACCAGTCCGAGTAATGACGTGCTTTCCGGGTTCATGATCGCCGATGAGGCGAGCGATTCCGGTGTCGTGCCGGTCCTGGTCAAGGACACCAGCGGGCGAACGTTGCATTACGCGAGTTCGGCGTGGGTGCAGCAGATGCCGAGCCAGGAGTTCTCGAAAGAAATCGCGGAACGTGAGTGGGTGCTTGATTGTGCCCGCATTGATTCGTTCGTCGGCGGCAACCCGCAGCAGGGAGCGTAATAATGGCACGTGAAGCACAGAAAAAAATAATCAACGGCCACGAGTGGGAAGTCTACCCCTGGGACGCGATGCACGGCCTCCGCATGCAAATGCGTTTGGCTCCGGTGGTGCAGGCCGCGCTGGGCAGCGCCAAAGGCTCCGACCTGATGGACATGGACGTGGCCACCGTGGTCTCCGGGCTGCTCGGGGCCGTAGATGACCAGCGCACTCCGCAGCTGATCCGCGACATGATGCACGGCGTACGTGTGGACGGGCAGGACATGAGCATGGACCGCCCTTTCAACGACGCATTCGCCGCGAACTACGGCGAGCTCTATCAGGGGCTGTTCTTCGTGCTGCAGGTGAACTTCGGCGACCTTTTTACCATGGCGGGGTCTATTGGCGGCCCCGCCGAACGCGACAACAAGCCCGCCAAGAAATCCCCGGCGAACTCGCCGAAGACCTGACTGCGGAGTGGCCGGTGTGGCGGCTGGTGATGGAGGGCACCGCCAACCTTGGCGAGCTGTCCGGGCCGGGCGCATCGTACAGCCTGGTAGACTGCTACAAGGCCAACTCACTGCTCGATATGCGTGCCGATATTGAGCAGGAAGCCCGCAAGAAACAGGAGCGTAAATAGTGGCCACAGTCCGAGAATTAGTTACAAGATTAGGCTTCGATGCCGACACCAAGGCCGCCCAGGATTACGACAAGACCCTTGCCAACATCCGGCGCACGGCCACGCTCGCAGCTGCGGCTGTGACCGCTCTGGCTGTTGGGACGGTGACGCTTGCACGGCGTATGGCAAGCGCAGGGAATGAGGTGGCCAAATCAGCAGTCGAAGCGGGACTGGCGGCGGGTGAGTTCCAACGTCTCACGTTCGCCATCGGCCAGGTGACTCGGTTAAGTTCTCAGCAGGCACAGCAAGCTCTACTCCGTCTAAACGACACCATCGGCCGCGCACGCATCGAGGGCGGGCGCTACGCCGAATCGTTGCAGAGGCTCGGCTTCACGCAGGCCGAGATCAGCAGCGGAAATATTGACAACGCCGAGGCGTTCGCCCGCGTGACCGAGGCGCTCGGAAAGACCGCGAACGCGCAGGATGCGGCGGCTCTGGCATCTCGGGTATTGGGCGAGCGTGTAGGCCGTCAGCTGGGTCCGGCGCTGCGCCTGAATGCCGAGGCAATGGTCCGTGCTCGCGAGGAGGCTGAACGGCTCGGTGGTGGCTGGTCAGACTTGGCGCTCAAAGAGGCCGAAGAACTGACGGACAGTTTTGCCCGGGTCGGGCTGATCACCACCACGTTGACCAGCACGATTGCCGAGACCCTTCTGCCGACCGTGCGGGAAGGTGTTGATGCGTTCGTGGAGTGGTTTGCCGCGAATCGCGAGCTGATCCAGCAGAACATGCGCCGGTGGATGGAGGGGTTAGCATCCGCTATGCGAGTAGTCAGCCGCATCGTCGGCGAGCTGATCCGTGGCGTGGACGCCGTGGTACAGAAGCTCGGCGGGTGGGATCGCTCGATACGGCTAGTTGTCGTTGCGCTATCCACCCTCGCGGCGCTGAGGATTGCCGGATGGGCATGGGCGGTTACTGGCGCGCTGGTTGCTGCGGCCAGAGCGGGCGGGCTGCTGCGACTAGCCATGTTGGCACTATCCCGCATCCCGATTATTGCGCTGTTCTCGTTATTGGTACTCCTAATCGAGGACCTGATCGTATGGATAACTGGCGGAGATTCCGCCATCGGTCAATGGCTTGGGTCGTGGGAGGAGTTCCGCGAGACAGCGGGCAAAGTTATCGCGGACGTGCTCGACTTCATTGACCCACTGATTCGCCAGGCCAAAGCTGTAGGCGAGATTCTGGCCGGGGTGTTCACCTTGGATATAGGCCGCATCCTCGATGGATTTGAGTCCCTGGGTGGAGCCATTGTTGACTGGGCCTCAAATCTGGGTGGCCTGCTATTTGACGCGCTCAATTTTATCGGCAATTTAATCCCGACGCCTGGCGAGGTTCTTTCGGTGCTGGCGAGAATCGGGAAAGCCATGAACGGTTGGGCCAAGGACATTGGCGTGTGGATCAAAAATGCCATTCTTGATGCGCTGCCAGACTGGATGGTTTCGGCGTTGGAAACTGCGGGCGGTGCAGTGTCAGGAGCGGTCAGTGCCGCCGCAGGCGCCGCCGGCGCGGTGGGCGGGGCCGCTGTGGATGCAGCCAGCGCAGTGGGCGAGTTTTTCAGCGGTGGACGCGACCCTGGCGACGACGTGCGGAGTCTCAGCAGCAACCGCCGCGTTGAGGTCAGCGCACGTACCGAGGCGACGCTACAGGTGCCGCAGGGGACGAGTGACGAACAGCGCCGCGCTATTGAGCGCCAGGCCAAGGATATATTCTCCGAGCACTGGGACCGCGAGATGAGGCGGGCCCTGTGGGACTTCCAGCCGGTGGAGTGATATGAGCGTAATTAATATTCTATTTGGATCAAGAACACCATCCGGCTTCAGTTTGTCCGGCCTGGTGGAGTTTCAAGCTGACCTGACGCTAGAGGAGTCCCACGAGCGCAGTGCCGAGGTGACAGAGAACCCAATCGAGTCCGGAGCTGTGGTGTCGGACCATGTCATCACCAACCCGGAGCGGCTGCGGCTGGAGGGGTTCGTGACGGATGCTCCCGCCGCCGAGCGTGAGCGTGCCGCCGGTCGCACACAGGGCGCCTTCGAAACGCTGGAACAGGCATGGAGAGACCGCGAGCCGCTGACGGTCGTAACCGGGCGCAAGACGTACACGGACATGATTATTGTTCGCCTGGACATGCCGCGCGACCGGCCATCGTCCATGCGTTTCACGATGGAATTTCAGGCCGTGACCATTGTTGAATCGCAGGAAACGCAACTCGCTGGCGGGGGTGGCTCAACCAGCCAGGCATCCGGCGTCAATTCGGCCGCATCCGGCAACCCAGACCTGACCCAGACGAAGACTGACGCGGGACGCCAGGCGACGCGCGAGGCAAACGAGAGCACGCAACGGCGGTCCAGCGCACTCTATGATCTTGGCCAAAAAGCAGGAGTATTCCCGTGAGCACGCAAGCGATACCGTGGCCGAGAGGCTCTCGCTGGACGATGGATGTCCAGTTGGACAGAAGGATATATACGATCAGCGCCGCTTGGAATACGCGCATGGGTACGTGGGCGCTCGATCTGGATACGGCAGACGGGGTGCGCCTGCTGACGGGCGTGCGCGTGGTGCTGGAGCGCGCTCTTCTTCCGCGCTGGCGTACCGAGCAAATGCCGCCCGGAGAGCTGTACGTGGTGTGTCCTACGGGGCGCTGCCGACAGGACCCTGGCCGGGAATCCATCGGGATGGACGATGCGCCGATGCGGTTTGTCTACGTGGAGGCCGCCGATGCCGAGATTTGACCGCCGTGTCCGTGTGAGGGTCGGCCCGGGGGGCGGGACCGGGGTGCTTGTTGACGAGCGGTTCCGCGTGGCGTTTCGGGTCGTCAAGACGTTGGGCACCGAGGTCAACACCAGCGACGTACGCATCTATGGCCTATCACAGGATACCCGCCAGCGCATCCTGTCCGAGGGCGAGGTGGTGCAAATCGAAGCGGGCTATGCGATCGGAACAGAGGTTCTTGGTATTGCCGACATTACCCGCGCCGTGGTGCTGCGCCAGCCGCCGGACATTATCACGTTACTCGAATGCGGGGACGGCGTGCGCGCGCTACGGGACCGCAAGGTGTCGCTGTCGTTCGAGGCCGGGGCTACCGTGCAGCGGGTGCTTGACCGTATTGCACAGGAGCTGGCCTTGGGACAACGGGCCACGGGCGTACAGGTGGATGGCGTGTATCAGGAGGGCGTGAGTTTCTCCGGCACCGCCAAGGAGGCATTAAACCGCGTGACACAACGCGCCGGGGTGACGTGGAGCATTCAGGACGGGACGTTGCAGATTTTGGGCAGCGTGGCCCCTGCGCCGGGGCGTGGCGTGCTGTTGACGCCGGAAACTGGGCTTCTCGCGTCTCCAGAACGGCTGGACGACGTGGGGCTGAAGACCGACCGGGAACGCACCACCGGCTGGCGGGTGCGCAGCCTGCTGAATCCCAAGATTCGCCCAGGCGAACGGCTTGTTATTGAGTCCGCCGAGGTGCAAGGAGAATACAGGATAGATACGGTTGAGCACGCGGGCGACACGCGAGGCAACGACTGGTTCACGGAGGCCGAGGTCTATGTTGGCTAAGCTAAGTATGGCAGAGCTTTTATCGCGCGCGATCGACCAGGCGCTGACGGATATCCGCGTGTGCCTTCCGGCGCGTGTTGAATCCTACGACCATACCACGCAGCGGGCTGAGGTTACGCCGTTACTTCGCCGCCGGTATGCGGACGGCGTCGTCGAGCCCATGCCGGTAATTGCGGGAGTGCCGGTGGTGTGGCCGCGCTCGGGTGGGGCCAGCCTGACGATGCCAATCAAGCGCGGAGACGGTGTGATGCTGATTTTCTCGGATCGCTCGCTGGACAGCTGGCTGGTACAGGGTGGCGAGGTGACGCCGGATGACCGGCGCAAGCACCACCTGTCTGACGCAATTGCAATACCTGGCTTGTACAGCTTTGCCGACCCGTCCCCACAGGACAACAACGAGGACGTGTTGCTGCAATACGCGGGCAGCAGTATCCGGCTAGCCGGGACTGGCGACGTGACAGTCATCAGTGCGGGAAACAAAATAATCAACGTTGACGGTAACGTGACAGTCACGGCCAGCGGCTCGGTAATCATCCAGGGCGCGACGGTGGAGTTGAACTAATGGCGCTTGTATCGCGAATCGGAGATATTGGGATCGGCACCTGCTCTGCGCACAGCTCGACCAAGAGCGTAACTGTCACGATTCAGACCGGCGCACCGACAGTGATTGCCGAAGGATCGCCGGTCGCCACGATGGTGAGCATCGGCATTTCGAGCTGCGGGCATACGTCAGCAGTGGTCACCACGTCCACAACAGTCCGCGCCGAGGGTTCAGGCGTGCACCGGCTGGGCGATACCGGAGTTCTTCCGGGGGGCAGTTACACGATGATCGGTAGTTCCGCAACCGTGAGCGCGGGGGACTGAAATGGCGCATCCAAATAGCGTGCTCAACATCGCAATCGCGAATTACAGGCAGGACTTTTTCGACAAGCTCGCCGCGATGGAGGCTCACACCTACGACAATAGCATTCTTGGCGGCGTGGCCGAATATCAGCCATTTTGGCAAGCTTATAGTGACGCGATCATGATCTATCTGGGCCAGTCCATGGGCAGTGCTCAGAGCAAGGATTTTATCATTGGCCTGTACGCGTACCTGAGCCAATGGGAGCTGAGAGGACGCGGCAGCCAGGCGGTGATCGACGCCAGCAACGCTCTGGCGATATTCGACATCAACGGACTGGTTGGCGACGTGCTGTCTCGGACTGTCGATTATTACGATGATTTCGTGGCGGGAGAAGAGGGGGCAGGCGAAGACCCCGGAACGCCAGACAGCGCGGCACGGATTGAAGCCGATACCTCACGCGCTGAAGGTGCGTGGGGACCGGATTCCGCGCAAGTCGATGCTCTGCAAAACACGTATATCTCCGCGCTCACAGACGGGGCGATCATCGATATTTTCGCCAAGCCAGCGCCGGCTGTCGTCGGCAACTGGGACGGGTTGATCGCGTGGGACTTTGTATTTGATACGCTCGGCTGGCAATGGGGCGCACAGCAGGGATTTCTCACGTTAACTTTACCGGAGCGGCCTGATGTTTGATTACCATATCCAAGATAATGACATCGTGATCTGTAATGGCGACACGGTATTCGTCGACGGCGCACAGGCCACACGCCAGCGGCTCGAACAGAAACTGAAACTGTGGCGCGGAGAATGGTACTTCAACAGCCAGGCGGGGTTCCCGTGGCTTCAGGAGATTCTCGGCCAGCGTCCTCGACCGGAGGTGGTCCGGTCTTTGGTGCAGCAGATCATTGAGGGCGATCCTGGAGTGCGTGCGCTGGTATCGCTGAATATCGAAACACAGCCGGAGCGTGGCTTGCATATTGAGTTCGAGGCGCGGCTGATTAATGGCGAGGTGGAAACCATGGAGATTAACTTGTGAGCGGCATAACACCTGAAGGATTTGAACGCCCCAGCTTTGCCGAAATCCGCGCCGCGCTGGTTGAACGAGCGCGTGAGATTGTGGGGCCGATCAACACCGGCCCGGAGTCGGCAATCGGCCAGCAAATCACGATCCAAGCGGAGCGCGAGGCGCTGCTGTGGGAGGCTCTGGAAGCGGTGTATTTCTCGCAGTATCCACGCAGCGCGTCCGGCCTATCCCTTGACGGGGCGGTGGAGCTAACCGGTATTACGCGGCTGGGTGCCACGCGGACCGTGGTGCAGGTGGACCTGACCGGCGAGCCCGGAACGCTGATCCCCCTCAACAGCGAGGCGAGCACCAACAACGGCGGCATCTTCCGACTGGTGACCGACGTGACACTGGACGGGCTTGGGGAAGGTTCCGGGCAGATGATCGCCGTGGAGACCGGGCCAGTATTGGCGCTGGCCGGGACACTCACGAATATCGAGACGCCGGTTAGCGGCTGGGATGGCGTTACCAACCCGTTGGACGGGGAGGTAGGGCGGCCGATTGAGTCTGATCCCGAGTTACGCTTGCGCCGCGCACAATCTTTGGCTGTGACGGGAGCTGGTACGGTGCCATCTATCCGGTCGCGGCTGCTGCAGCAGGTGCCGGACGTGACAGCCGTCTCGATCATTGAGAACCGGTCGGACGTTGTCGACGCAGACGGCCGCCCGCCGCACAGTTTCGAGGCGGTGGTATCCGGCGGGATCGATCAAGACGTGGCGGATCTTATCTGGCTTGTGAAACCGGCCGGTATCGAGACTACGGGCGAAATCCTGGTGGACGTGACGGATTCTCAGGGTGAGATTCAGCCCATTCGGTTCTCGCGCCCGATCCAAATATTTATTTGGGTGCGCCTGACGCTCACACCGGGCGAGGCCGGCAGTTTCCAGGGCGGCGCAGAGGAGGCGGCAAAAGACGCGATCGTCGAGTTCGGCGAGACGCTCGGCGTTGGGAACGACGTGATCTATCAGGCGTTGTTCGGCCCCGTGTTTG